ACCACCGCGACCGGCAATTTCCAGGTCGGCATCGCCACCCTGGCCGCGCTCGCCGCGGACACCACCGTCCGGGTGTGGCTGAACCGCGTGCCGGCGATCGGCACGTGAGCCCGGACCCCAAGGCAATGGATCCCAAGACCACGCGAGGCTACCGAAACCGGAACCCGGGGAACATCGAGCACGTCCCCGCCAACAAGTGGCAGGGGCTTGCCGATCCGCCCTCGGATGGGCGCTTCTGCCGCTTCACCAGCCATGAGTTCGGCATCCGCGCGCTGGCGGCGCTGCTGGTCACCCACCAGGACCGGCACAAGCTCCGCACCCCGCGCGCGATCATCGAGCGCTGGGCGCCCAAGGTGGAGAACGACACCGAGGCCTACATCGCGGTGGTGGCGCGGCGGATCGGCGTCGGGCCGGACGATGCAATCGACCTGCATCGGCACGATCACCTGCGCCCGCTTTTGGAGGCGATCATCCACCATGAATGCGCCGGCCTGACCTATCCGGCCGGTGTGATCGATCGCGCGCTGACGCTCGCTGGCGTGCCACCCGCACCGCCCGTGACGCTACGGGAGGTCGCCGCCGTCACCGGCACCGGCCGCGGCGCCGTGCTGGTCGGCGCGGCGGGCATCGCCACCGCCGTGGCCCAGGCCGCACCAGCGATCCAGGCGCTCGGCACGCTGGCGCCGGCCGTCGCCATCGCGGTCATCGCCGCCGCGGTGGTCGGCGTGCTCGCCTGGCGGCTGCGGCGGCCAGCGTGAGCGCTTTCGCCGCGGCCATGGACGCGCTGGCCGCGGATCCGAACATCGGAGCGGATGCGAGCTATCGCGCGGGTGGGACCGGGGCTCCGGTCCCGCTCCGCGTGGTCCGCTCGGCGCCGGACCGGCTCGGCGACGCCTTTGGCACCAGCGTGATCCAGGCCAGCGACGTGCTGACCGTGGCCATCGCCGTGCTGCCCACGGTCGCAGCCGACGACACCTTCACCCTCGGTGCCGACATCCTGACCGTCCAGCACGCCGAGCGAGACGCCTCCGGCATCGCCTGGCGCGTCTTCTGCCGCCGATAGGAGCGCCGTCATGATCGATCCGGAACGCATCGGCGGCATCGTCGGTGAGGCGCTGCTCGCCGGCGCCCTGGGTGCGCTCGGGGCGATGGCGCGCTTCTCCTCCACCGATCGGCCGCTGCTGACCCGCGCCTATCTGCTGCACGCGCTGGCCGGCGGCAGCCTTGGCACTGGCGCCTGGCTGATCGCACATGCGTTCGAGCTCGACGGCTGGTGGCTGTTTGCCGTCGCGTGGCTGGCCGGCACGCTCGGCTATGCCGCGCTGCACGACCTGCTGCTGCGCATCCTCAGCCGCAAATTCGGCGGGCGCTGATCCATGCGGCTCGGCGCCAGCATCGTGGGCGACCTGCGGAAGGTACTGGCCGACGAGGTGCGGGCGGGCGAGCGTGCCGCCATGAGCGCCATCCGCGCCGAGACGGAGCAGGTGAAGGCCGATCTGCGCCAGCAGGTCACCACCGCCTTCTCCGGGAATGCTCGGGGCATCGCCAATGCCTGGCGGTCGATGGTCTTCCCCCGGACCGGGCAGTCGCTGCGGCCGGCGGGGCTGGTGTTCACCAAGGTGCCGAACGTCATCGACGCCTTCGAGCGCGGCGCGCTGATCCGGGCGAAAGGTGGCGGGAAGTTCCTCGCGATCCCGACCGGCTTCAATGCGGCGCGTGGACGCCGGGGGCGCGGCGAAAAGGGCATGCGCCTGACACCGGCGCAGATGGTCGCAAGCGGCCAGGCGTTCCTGCGGCCGTTCAAGTCAGGCCGGGGTTTCGTGTGGTGCCTGCCGCTGCGCCAGGGCGAGCAGACCGGACGGCGGCGGCGGACCCGGCTGGTGGCGGGCGGTGTCACCGAGGTCGGCACCGCCAACCGCAAGGGGCGTGAGGCATGGGCGCGTGGGCTGCTGGAGCAGGGGATGGTGCCGATGTTCCTGCTCCTGCCGCAGGTGAAGCTCGCCAAGCGGCTCGATGTGCGCGGCGCGGCCGAGCGCGGGCTGCGTAGGCTCCCGGCACGGTTCGTGGCGGCCTGGGAACGTGAGAGCGGGAGGACGGCATGACCCTGCGCGCGCGCTTCCTCCTGCTGCTCGGGCTCTTCGTGCTGTCCTGGGCCGCCGTTCCCATCGGCCTGGCGCTCACCTGGGTCACGGGCCACTTCTTCGCATCGATGCTGAGGTGGGCATGAGTGCGCGCGAGACCGCCATCGCCGCGCTACACGGTCGCCTGGTCGCGTCGCTCGCCATTCGGAACCCGGCGCCGATCGTGCTGCGTGGCGAGACCATCCCGCAGCGCATCCCCGCTGGCGGGCTGGTCGTGGTCCGCGATGGTGAGACGGTGGAGGAGACGCCCATCCTCTCGCCGCTGGCCTGGCAGATCGAGCATCGCGCTGAGGTCGAGATCACCGTCGCCGGTGCCACGCCCGCGGCGCGCAACACGCTGCTCGACGCGCTGCTGTTGGATGTCGCCGCGGCCATCAGCGCCAACCGCACGCTCGGTGGCGCTGTCGAATGGGCGCAGCCGGGCAGCGCGTCCTTCGAGGATGTCGAGTTCGAAGGTGCGGCCGCGGCGCGTGCGGCGTCCGTCCCCGTCACCCTTTGGTTCACCGTCGCCGGCTCGCCGCTGGCCTGATCCCGCTCCAGGAGAACGCCCATGCCCCGTGCCATCGGCGCGAATTGCCGCCTGCTGACCTTTCCCGAATCCACCTACGGCACCGCGCCAGGCGGCAATTGGCGGCGCATGCCCTTCCTGTCCTGCGATCTCGGCGCCGAGCAGCCGCTGCTCGATGCCGACGTGATCGGCGTCGGCAGCAACCGGGATCCCGCGGCGCCCTTCCTCGACACGGTGACGGTCGCCGGGCAGGCCGTGGTGCCGGTCGACCTGATCAACATCGGCCACTGGCTGCGGCTACTGCTCGGCGCACCCACCACCACCGGCAGCACCAACTTCATCCATTCCTTCGGCTCGGGCGCGGCCTCGCTGCCCAGCAACGCGATGGAGATCGGCTATCCCGACGTGCCGTCTTTCGACGTGTGCACGGGCGTCCGTGCCGACACGCTGGAGCTGGACTTCACGCCGACCGGTGCGGCGACCGCGACCTTCGGGCTGCTCGGCCAGGGCTCGGCGCGCACCGGTGCCACGTCCGGCGGGACGCCGACCAGCGCGGCCTATACCGCCTTCAACAAGGCCCAAGGATCCATCACGCGGAGCGCGGCGGCGCTGGCGCAGGTCACCGGCGCGCGGCTCACCTACGCCAACGGGATGGAGGCGGTGCGCACCATCCGCGCCGATCGCCGCGTCGAGGGCGTGGATCCCGGCATCGCCCGCTGCACGGGGCAGATCACCGTGCGCTTCGAGAACACCACGCTGCTGGCGCAGGCGCAGGCCGGCACCTCGGCGGAATTCGCGCTGGCCTTCACCATCGATGCGAACCGCAGCCTCACCATCACGCTCCACGAGGTCTATCTGGCGCTGGCCAAGACGCCGATCGAGGGGCCGGCCGGGGTGGAGGCCAGCTTCGATTTCAGGGCGGCGTTCAACGCCACGGCGACGCGGATGATGACGGCGGTGCTGCGGAACCAGCAGGCGGGGACGGAGTATGCGTGATCCGCGCTGTGGCGCAGACACGGCTTCCTTGGGGCGCTGCAGACCTGGCGGCCCCTATGAAAATGGCCTTTGCAATCTACATGTAAAATGTAGACTGGAGGGATGTCAGCGCCAAAAGCCGTCGTCTTCGACCTCCTCACCGCCCTCCTGGACAGCTGGTCGGTCTGGGACGCCGCCGCCGGCGGCGAGGCGGATGGCCGCCGCTGGCGGGCCCGCTACCTGGAACTGACCTACGGATGCGGCGCCTACCGGCCCTACGAGACGCTGGTCGCGGAGGCCGCGCGGGATGCGGGCTTGCCCGCCACCGCCCCCGCCGCGCTCCATGCGGGATGGGACGGGCTGAATCCCTGGCCCGAGGCGCCGGCCGTCCTGCGGAACCTCAAGGCCCGGGGTTTGCTGCTGGGCATTGTCACCAATTGCTCCATCGAACTCGGCCGCCGTGCCGCAGCCCGCTGTGGCGTGCCCTTTGACGCCGTTCTCACCTCCGAGGAAGCCGGCTTCTACAAACCACGGCCCGAACCCTACCGCGCCGTCCTCGCCGCCCTCGGCGTCGAACCCGGGGAGGCACTTTTCGTCGCGGGCAGCAGCGCCGACGTGCCGGGCGCGGCGGGGGTGGGCATGCGGGTGGTCTGGCACAACCGCGTCGGCCTCGCCGCACGACCCGGTGCCACCCCGCTGCGGGAAGCGCGCACCCTCGACGCGGCGCTGCAGGGGCTGGCGTGACCGGGACGCCGCTCCGCTTGCCCGAGGCCCCGGGCCTCGCCGGCCCTAAGGGCCGCCACCACGCCCGTTTCAGCGCCGGTCAGCCGGCGAGAAGGACCCTCGCCTGTGCCGCCCTGCACCTGGGCTCCTGCGTCGATATCGGCGCGGTCAAAACCTTCCTGGAGCATGCATGATGAACCTGGGCCGCCGCACCCTGCTGATCAGTTCCTTGATGGCGCCTGCGACGCTACAGGCCCAACCTGCCTTTCCAAGCCGTCCCATCCGCCTTGTCGTGCCTTTCGCACCGGGCGGGCCCTCCGATACGCTGGCACGGGTCTTCGCGGAGCGGCTCGCGGCCGTTCTGGGCCAGCCGATGCCGGTCGAGAATCGCTCCGGCGCGGGCAGCACCGTGGGCAGCGACGCCGTCGCCAAGGCGGCACCGGACGGCTACACGCTGCTCTTCAACAACATCAGCCAGGCGACCAACGCGGCCTTCTTCAGCCGTCTCCCCTTCGACCCGCTGAAGGACTTCGCCCCGGTCGGCCTGCTCGCCGAGAGCCCGGTGGTACTGCTCGGCGCGCCCAACCTGCCGGTGAGCGACTTGCAGTCCTTCCTCGCCCTCGTGCGCGACAACCCCGGCCGCTACGACTACGGCAGCGCCGGGAACGGCACGGCGGCGCATCTCGCGGTGGCCAAGCTTCTCGCCATGGCGGGCTTGAGGATGAACCACGTCCCCTACAGGGGCGTGGCACCCGCGACCAACGACCTGATGGCCGGGACCATCGCCCTGGTGGGTGACACGGCCACCACCGGCCTCGGCCAGGCACGCGGCGGCAGACTCAAGGGTCTCGCCGTCACCTCGGCACGGCGGATGCCGCAGGCGCCGGAAATCTCCACGGTCGCCGAGAGCGGCTTCCCGGGCCTGGCCGACTACACGATGACATCGTGGAACATGCTGCTCAGCCCCGCGGGCACGCCCGAGCCAGTGGTTGCACGGTTGAACGAGGCGGTCCGCCAGGCCAAGGCCGACCCTGCCTTCCAGGCACGGCTGGAAGCCTTGGGCAACACCCTGATGGATGACGCGGCCCCACACGCCATTTCCGCCTTCCTCGCGGCGGAGCAGGGCCGCTGGGGCGAGGTGCTTCGGGCTGCCGGTATTCGGCCGGACTGATCATCTGGCTTGTCGGTGTCGTCCGCGTGCTCGACATACACGAAATGACCATGGTCCCCCTGAAGGCAGATGTTCCACTTCCCATCGTCGGCCCTGCGCGGGTGGTCGACGCGACCGCGGTGGCGCTCCGCCGTGCCATCCTCGCGGGCGAGCTGAAGCCAGGCCAGAAGCTCTCCATTCCGGCGCTGGCGTTGCGGATGGGCGTGTCCCGGTCACCCGTCCGCGAGGCGGTCTTGGCGCTCACCGCCGCGGGATTGGCGGTCGAGATCCCGCGCCGCGGCGTGGTTGTCACGGATCTCGGTCCGAAGGAGACCGACGCGATCCATGAGGCGCGCGGCCCGCTTGAGGGTTTCGCGGCACGCCTCGCGGCCGAGCGCGGGCCGGCTGACCTCGGCGGCCGGCTCGATGCGATCCTGGCCGAGCAAGCCGAAGCCGTGGCCACAGCCGATGAGATCGGATACTTCCGCACGAACACGGCGTTCCATGCAGCGATCGCCGCGGCCTGCGACAACGCCGAGATTTGTCGCCTGCTCGCCTCTCTCGAAGGGCGCATGGCCCTGGCGCTTTTGCGTGTCGCGGCCCGGCCCGGTCATCGAGAGAGCGCCGTCGCCGAGCACCGTGCGGTGGTGGACGCGATCAAGGCGCGGGATGGAAATGCCGCGGAAGCGGCCATGCGCGCCCATGTTTCTGCAACACGCCAGCGGGCCAAGTAGTCGCTCGCCCCCGTCGATCCTGAAGCGGCACTTCGACGACGAGCGGGTCGGAGGGCCTGAATACCGGGCCCGAATGACCGCTCTGGGTTGGAAGCCGCCCTCTTCCCCCTCTCCTTTTCGACAGGTCTGATCCCTGCACGAATGCTGGACCGTGTCAGTCCCCCACTCGGCCTTTCCATGCTGGCCGTATCGCGTCGTGCAGCACGTATCGCGCACAAAATCACCCAAATGGAGAACCTCATGCTCACCCTCGACCTCCCGGTCGAGCCGTACTGGCTCGACCTGCCGCGCGGCGTCCGCGTCGAAATCCGCCCCGTCACCACCGCCGTGATGGCCGCCGCCCAGGCCGGCTCCGCGCGGCGCCTCGGCGCACTGCGCGCCGCGGAGGCCGACCTCGACCCCGACATGGCCCGCGGCTTGGCCTTCGCCTTCCTGGTGAAAGCCCTGGCCCGCCACGCCGTCACCGCCTGGGAGGGCGTCGGCGACACCACTGGCAAGCCCCTGCCGCTCTCCCCCGAGGCGGTCGAGCGGCTGATGGACATGGACGAGATGGCCGCCGCCTTCTGGGACCGCGCCACCGGCCCCGTCGCCGCCGTGGCCCTGGAGGGAAACGGCTGAGGGCCCGGGCCGAGTGGCACTTCGGCCAGGGCCCTGACTACTGCCGCGGCTGCGCGGCGCTCGATCGCGATTGCGGCCTGGCCTGTCCCTACACCGCTCATGCCCCGGCCAGCGTCGAGGGCGCCGCTGCCTGGGCCGCCGGCACCACCTGCGCCACGGCGACGATGGCCGGCCTCGACCTCGACATGCCGGCCGCGCTCGCCACCGCCCGCGAGATGGGCGCATCCGGCTGGGCCGCCGCCGAGCTGCTGCTCGCCATGCGCATGGGCCTCGCCGCCGGCAGCGCCGCCCGCCGCTCTGACCACCCCACCGACGCAGGAGGCGTGACGCATGGCTGACGCCACCCGCCGCGTTTCGGTCCGGCTGTCGCTGGACGATGCCGCCCGCGTCAAGCAGGAGCTGCGCGAGGTCGGCGAGACCGGCCAGCGCAGCCTGGAACGCATCCAGGGCGGCGCCGACCGTGCCTCCCGCGCGCTGGACCTGCTCGACGTCGCCGTCCGCGGCGTGCAGATCGCCGGCCTCGCCGCGGGCCTGCGTGCCGTGGTGGTTGCCGGCGACGCGCTCACCCAGTCCATGGGCCGGCTCAATACCGCGCTGGGCTCTGTCGAGCGCGCCGGCGAGATCTACGACCGCCTCTATCGAGACAGCCTGCAGACTGGCGTGGCCGTGCGCGAGAGCGTGGACGCCTTCGCCCGCTTTTCGATCGCGGCCCGCGAGATCGGCGCCACCTCCGATCAGGTTGCGACGCTGGTCGGCGGCCTGCAGCGCATCGCCATCGCGTCGGGCGCTTCGCAGCAGGAGATTGCCTCCTCCACCCAACAGCTCGCCCAGGCGCTGGCGTCCGGCACGCTGCAGGGCGACGAGCTGCGCTCGATCCTCGAAGGCCTGCCAACGCTGGCGCAGGCGCTGGCGCGCGAGCTCGGCGTGTCCATCGGGGAGCTCCGCAAGCTCGGCTCCGAGGGCAAGCTCACCGCCGACACGGTCTTCCCGGCGCTGCTGCGCGCCGTCGAGCGGCTGAATGGTGAGTTCGAGCGCGCGCCGCTCTCCGTCGGCCGCGCCTTCGGCCAGCTCACCGCCGCCGCCGACCAGTTCCTCGCCCGCCTGGACCAGGCTATCGGCCTGTCCAACGCCCTGGCCCGCGCCCTGTCCGGTGCGTCGCGCGTATTGGACGGTGTGCGCCGCGGCTCTGGACTGCTGCTGCCCTCCGAGCAGGAGGCGGACCGTCGCGCCCAGGCCGAGGCGCTGCGCGCCCAGATCGCCCGCCTCGAGGCGGAGAACGACGGCCGCGACAGCCTGCGCTCGCAGCCGCGCCGTGGTTCGATCCAGGGCGGGCTGGTCGGCACCGCGCAGCAGCAGGCCGGCGTGGACCGCGCCGCGCGCCTCGAGGAACTGCGCCGGCAGTACCAGGAACTTCAGGAGGAGATCACCCGCGGCGAGCAGGCCGCCGGCGAGCGCCAGCGCACCGAACAGGAGGCCGCGGCCGGGCAAGCCGCCGAGGCACGCCGTCGCCGCACCGCCGCGGATGCCGAGGAACTCCGCAAGGCGCTGGACGACCGCTTCCGGATCAACAGCGAGTACGAGGACCGCGTCCGCCGCCTGCGCGAGGCCGAGGCCGCCGGCGGCATCACTGCCGCGGATCGTACCCAGCTGGAAACGCTCGCCCTCCGGGAACGCGACGAGGCGCTGCGGCGCATCGAGGGCACCACGCGTCGCGTCGCATCCATCCCGCGCCCCGACCGCGAGGCCGAGCGCGAGATCAACGACATCATCCGCGAGCGCGAGCGGCTGATCCAGAACAACGAGAACGCCCAGGAGCGCTACACCCGCCGCCTCGAAACCCTCGGCCGGCTGGTGGAGCGCTCCGAGCGCATCGGCCAGCCCATCCCGGATGAGACGGTCTCGCGCGAGGCCAGTGCCGCGCTGGAGGAGCTGGAGCGCAGCCAGCAGCGCGTGCAGCAGGCGACGGAGCGCACGAGCAACACGGCGCGCGAGCTTGGCCTGACCTTCTCCTCGGCCTTCGAGGACGCGATCATCAAGGGCGAGAGCTTTTCCAAGGTGCTGCAGGGCATCCTGCAGGACATCGCCCGCATCGTCGTCCGCCGCACCATCACCGAGCCGCTCGGCACGGCGGTGACCTCCAGCCTGGCGGGCTTTGACTTCGGCTCGATCTTTTCGGGGCTGGGCACGGCGTTGGGCGGGCTGTTCCGCGCCGAGGGCGGGCCGGTGGCGGGTGGGCAGCCCTACATCGTGGGCGAGCGCGGGCCCGAATGGTTCGTGCCGAACCGCAGCGGCACGGTGCTGCCGAACGGCATGGCGCCAGGCGGGCCGGTGATCAACCAGAGCATCACCATCGACGCCCGCGGCGCCGACGCCGGTGTCGAGGCGCGCCTGAGGGTGCTTTCGGCGCAGATCGTGCGGCAGGCCAGCGCGGCCACGCTCGACGCCATCCGCCGCGGCGGCAGCGCCACCTCCATCGTGCGGGGATAGGGCCATGACCGAATATGCGTGGCCCGCCGTGCTGCGGCCGTCGCGGCTCAGCTTCTACCTGCAGCACAACACCCTGCGCTTTGTCTCTCCCGTCACCCGCGCCACGCAGGTGCTGCGGCGCGAGGGGGCGCGCTGGGTGGCGGAGGCGAGCTTCGAGCCGCTCGGCCGCGTGCAGGCCGGCGTGATGGACGGGCTGCTGGCGGCCCTGGCAGGGTCCGCCAACACCGTCCGCATCTGGGACTGGCGTCGGGAATACCGCACCGGCGATCCGCGCAGCCAGGGCGACGTGCCGACCGGGCCCTACAGCTTCTCGGACGCGACGATCTTCACGGACGGGACCGGGCTGGTAGTGGGCTCGGGCAATCCGTCCCTGGCGGCCGGCGCACCCCGCGGCGCGCTGTCCATCGTCACCCAGGGCTGGTGGCCCAGCACGGTGGCGGTCGGCGCCGGTGACTACATCGGCCTCGGCGGACGACTCTACATCGCCACCGCCGCGGTCGCGGCCTCGGGCGCCGGCACCGCCACCATTGCGATCGCGCCGCCGCTGCGCGCCGCGGTGGTGGTCGGCGAGCCGCTGATCCTCTCGCTGCCGAGCGTGCCGATGCGGCTGGTGTCGGATGATGAGGCGGCGAACCCGACGCGGCCCGGGCCCTTCGCCGCCGTCACCATCCGTTTGGAGGAGGCGCTCTGATGTCCGGCACCCCGCGTCTCAGCAATCAGGCCGCCTCCGCGGCCACGGCGCCGGTCGCCACGCCGGTCGTGCTGGTCGAGCTCGACTTCGCCACCGGCCCCTTTCGCGTCTGGACCGGGCTCGGGCCGCTCGACTGGGCCGGGAAGGTGTTCGAGGGCGCCGGCAGCATCGGCGCCATCTCGGATGTGGAGGAGACGGTGGAGTTGCGCGCTGTCCGCCTGACGCTCGCGCTCTCGCCGGTGCCGCAGGAGGTGGTGGATATCGCCCTGGCCGAGCGCAGCTATCGGCTGCGGCCGGTCACGCTGTGGGGTGCGCTGCTGGATGCGCAGGGCGCCTTTGTCGCGGACCCGTTCCCGCTCTGGGCGGGGCTGATGGACACCATGGAGGTGACGGACGGCGCCGAACCCTCCGTGGCGCTGGCCTGCGAGAGCCGGCTGGTCGACCTCGAGCGCGCCGAGGTGCGGCGCTACACGGACGCCGACCAGCAGGCGGAATACCCGGGCGATCGGTTCTTCGAATACGTGCCAGCCTTGCAGGAGGCGGAAATCCGGCTGCCCAACCAGTGACCCGGCTGCCCGACTGGCCGGAGCGGCTGGCGGCGCTGATCACGGCGGCGGAGCATCGGCCCTTCGATGCAGCGCGCTGGAACTGCGGGCGCTTCGCCCTGGCGGCGGTGGTGGCCTGCACGGGCCTGCGACCATCATGGCAGCACCGCACCACGCTCGCGGAGATGGCCGACACAGCGGGGTACCCGCGCGTGCCGATGCCCTTCGCGCGAGCTGGCGACGTGGTCTTGGCCGCAGACCCCGACCGCCTCGGCGTCGTGCTCGACGCCGGCCGCGTGGCCTTCGTCGGATCGGCAGGCCTGCTGCGCCTGCCCATCACCGCCTGCACCACCGCCTGGAGGGTTGGCTGATGCCCGTCGCCATCCCCTTCATTGCCGCTGCCGCAGGGGCCGCCGCCTCCGCCGTCATTGGCGGCGGCGTCCTGGGCGCCGTGGCGGCCGCCGGCGCCGCCCTGGTGGTCTCCGCCGTGGGTGCCGCGGTCTTCCGCCCCAAGTCGCCCTCCGCCGCCCGCAGCGTGAACGTCACGCCAGGCACCGACACCGGCCCAGGCTCCGGCTTCGATCCGCGCACGCCCGGCGCCGGCCGCACCCAGTCCTTCCGCCAGCCCATCACCGAGCACCAGATCGTCTTCGGCCGATGCCGCACCTCCGGCCCGGTCGTGTTCCTGCACTCCGCGACCGATGACGAGGGCCGCGCCGACGGCTTCCTCCACGTCGTCGTGGTACTGGCAGCGCATCGCGTCCGCGCCATCGGCGAGGTGTTCCTCAACGGCACCGCCTCGACCGACGCGAAGTTCGCTGGCCTGCTGCGCATCGATCGCGCGCTGGGTGATCCAGGCCAGGCCGCCAATGCCAATCTCGTGGCGGACACCGGTGGCCAGTGGACCGCCGCGCATCGCGGCCAGGGGCGCGCCTATCTCGCTGTGCGCCTCAAGCTGCGGCCGGAGGCTTTCCCCTCCGGCGCCCCCAGCCTGTCCGCCATCGTCGAGGGCGCGGACACCATCCTCGATCCACGCACCGGCGCCACCGGCTGGTCCGACAATCCGGCGCTGTGCCTGGCCTGGTACCTGACCTCGCCCTTCGGGTGGCGCGCGGCCTGGGCTGACATCGACCTGCCGGCGCTGATGGCGGCGGCCAACATCTGCGACGAGATCATGGGCCGGCGCGATGGCACCGCCGAGCGCCGCTACACGGTCAACGGCGCCGTCACGCTCGGCGAAGGCAAGATCGCCATCACCCGCAAGCTGGTCGCCGCCATGGCCGGCGCGCTCGTGGTCTCGGGCGGGCGGTTCTACATCCATGCCGGCGCGCCGGCACTGCCGGCTGCGACCCTCACCTCCGACGATCTGCGCGGCGACGTCACCATCGTCGGCTCGCGCCCGCGGCGGGATCTCTTCAACGGGGTGCGCGCCGTCTATGTCGAGCCGGCCGCAGCCTGGCAGCCAACCGATGCGCCGCCGCTGCTCGCCAGCAACTACGTCACCGAGGATGGCGGCGAGGCGATATACCGGGACATGGAGTTCCCGCTCACCACCTCGGCGGCGACGGTCCAGCGCCTGATGAAAATCGAGCTGGAGCGCAACCGCCGCCAGCGCGAGGTGGCGATGCAGGCCAACCTCTCGGCGCTGCGGCTGCGGCCCTGGGATGGGGTGACGGTGGCCCTCGAACGCCTGACGCCATTCCCGGCGCGGGTGACCGGATGGGCGCTGGCGCCGGATGGCGGGGTGAACCTGCAACTGGCCGAGGAGGATCCCGCCGTCTGGGCCTGGAACCCGGCGACCGATGAGCGGGCCACGGGGCAGAACCCGTCCGTGGTGCTGCCGAACCCGGGCGTGATCGCCGCGCCGGCCGCCATCGTGGTGGAGACGCCGCTCGGGACGACCTTCACCGCGATCGCGGTCTCGTGGTCCGCCGTGGGCTCGGCCTATCTCGCTGGCTACGAGATCGAGTTCCGGCCCACCTCCGTCGCCGTCTGGCAGGGCTATGCGGGCGGCTTCGGCGCCACCGCCGTCGCAATCCCCACCGCGGAGCCGACCGCCTTTCGCGTGCGGGCGCAGGCGCGCAGCGGCGCGGTGTCGGGCTGGCGCGAGGCGCTGGTCCCGGCTGCTGCCTCGGGCCTGGCTGCGACCGGCATCGCGGGCGGCGTGCGCCTGTCGGGCGGCTTTCCCGCGGACGGGGTGCGGCTGCAGGTCTTCGAGGCCAGCAGCGCCAGCCTCGCCGCGGCCACCAAGCTCGCCAGCGAGCCGGCCGCGCTGCCCTGGGATCGCACCGGCCTCACCACCGGCCAGGCCCGCTGGTACTGGCTTCGCAGCGTCTCGGCCGAGGGCAACGTCTCCGCCTTCGCCGGCCCGGTCACCGCCACTGCACTCTGATCGGAGAACGCCATGCCGGCCCGCATCGATGACCTGCTGGTCCTCAACGCCAACCTCAACAAGACCGATTTCGCGAAGTACCTGCGCGACCGCGAGGCGGTGCTGCCGACCGACTTCGGTGGGCTAGGCGATGGTGTGGCCAATGACCGCACCGCCATCCAGTCCTGCTTCGATCGCGCAGCGGCCGATGGGAAGTTCGCGGTGATCCCGCCCGGCACATGGAATGTCGGCAGCGGCGTCACGCTTGGGGGTGGCGCGCGCGGGCTGATCATGCGCGGCGTCATCCGCTACACCGGTGCGGCCAACGCCCCGGCCACCGTGCTGATGCTCGGCGATGGCGGCACCACGCGCAACGGCGAGAAGCTCTATGCCGGGCTGCAGGTGGTCCGGCAGACGCAATCCGACTGGGCCTCCGAGGCCGATATCGGCATCCTGGTGCGCAATATCGACGCCTCGGTGGTCGAGCTGCGCCTGGTCTCGGGCTTCACCATCGGCATGCGCACGCTGGGCGACGGCCGCGGCGTGGAGGACAGCACCTTCCACCTGCTGCGCATCCTGAACAACCGCTACGGCCTCGACATCCGCGCCGAGACGGCGACGGCGTGGAACACCTCCATCCGATACTACGGCGGCCACTTCGCCCTCGCCACCGGCATCAACCCGACCATCGACCGCTACGGCATCCGCTTCTCACGCGGGGCTGGCGGTTACAACAACCACAACCGCCACGTCTTTGACGGGCCGAACTTCGAACTGCGGCAGCTTGACCCGAACGTCGCCATCCCCTTCCTGAACGAAACGGACGGCACCGCCATCATCGGCCGCGCGCTACGCATGGAGGCCTGTTCGCCGATCGTGGCGCGACACACGGGCAGCGCCACAGACTGCGAATATGAGGTGGCCTGGGCGAACACCTATGCCGTGCGGATGGACTACACCTCGACCGCGGATCGGGCCGGCAATGCCGTCATCAACCGCCACCGCGCGCCGGCCTCGCGGCTGCTGCGGGTGCTGGAGGCGGTGCCGAACCTGCGCGCGGCAGCGTTTCGGCAGAGCGCCACCGAGATCGGCGTGGAGAAGCTGGCGACGCTGGCCACCTCGACCACCGCGGCGACCACGCTGGCGGGTCTGTGTTTCAACGGGCTGGACGGGATCGCGGCGACCGCCCGCGGGCTGCTGCTGGATGCCAACCGCGGCATGGCCTTCGTGGTGGACACCTCCTCGGCCAAGGAGTTCGCGCTGGCGCATTGGCTGGTCGGCGGCGTCGATGGCGGGCGGCTGTTCGTGCGGGTCTTCGATGGCGCCGCGAATGTGCGGGAGAACGTCGCCGGCGACGTGCTGGCGTCTGGAACCACCATGCAGTGGAACGCACCGGCGAAGGGGTGGAACGCCGGCGCGGTGATGGCGGATGCGTCGCTGAACCGGCGCCAGACGATCCGGGTCGGCGCCGGCGTGGCCTTCGCGCAGGTGGGGATCGTGGGCTTCGACGGGCAGATCGAGCTCGAGGCGCTGCGGCTGTTCGGGCTGCCGGAGGCGGCGCCGGCGGTGCTCTATGCCTGCCCATCGGTGCCGATCGGGACGCGCAGCCTGGCGCTGGAGACGACATGGGATCTGCCGAGCCTCACGGCCGGCTCGACGGCGAACATCGACGTGACCGTGCCGGGTGCGCGGCGTGGCGACTTTGCTGACGCGTCGCTCGACACCAGCAGCATCGCCTTTGTGCTCGACTGCCATGTGTGGTCGAACAACAGCTTGCGGGTCACGGCACGGAATGTCAGCGCGTCGACGGTGGACCTCGCTGCGGCGGCGCTGTCGGTTCAGGTTGTAAAGCGGCGGGTGCCATGA